AGTTAGAACAGAGTTTGACGAAGTTCTTCGTTTATTAAACTTTGATGACAAGGGTCATGATATTTTCCGTCAGTGGTATATTGATGGAAGAGTTTATTATAATATCTTATTAGATCCAAAACAACCTAAGTTAGGTATTCAAGAATTGCGTTATGTGGATCCTCGTAAGATTCGCAAGATTAAAAAAGTTGAAAAGAAGAGAACTCCGCAAGGAATTGATGTTGTAGTTAAGAATGAAGAGTTTTACCTGTACAATGATAAAGGTATTCAAGAGAATACTACACAGGGAATTAAACTCTCACTAGATTCAATTATCTACACTTCTTCAGGAATGGTAGATCAAAATACTGGTATGATGATGTCTTATTTGCACAAAGCAATTAAGCCAACGAACCAGTTAAAGATGATTGAAGATGCGGTAGTTATTTACCGTATATCACGTGCTCCAGAAAGACGTGTGTTTTACGTAGACGTTGGTAACTTACCAAAGTTAAAAGCTGAACAATACGTAAACGATATTATGAACAAGTTTAGAAATAAAATTGTTTATGATGCAACAACTGGAGAGACTCGTGACGATCGTCGCCATCTATCAATGATGGAAGACTTCTGGATGCCACGTCGTGAAGGTGGTAAGGGTACTGAAATTACTACTCTTCCAGGTGGACAAAATTTAGGAGATATTGCTGACATTCAATATTTCCAAACTAAATTATATCAAGCATTAAATGTTCCTTTATCAAGATTACAACCAGCCACTGGTTTCTCTCTTGGTAGAAGTACTGAGATTTCCCGTGATGAGATTAAGTTTAATAAATTTATCGCTCGTTTACGTAAAAAGTTTTCTGGTTTGTTTAGTGGTGCATTGCGTGTTCAATTAATTGCTAAAGGTATCATTCGTGATGAAGAGTGGGCGACGATTGAACAGGCAATACAATATGATTATCAAGCAGATAATCATTTCACTGAATTAAAAGATAATGAGTTGTTAATGCAGAGAGTTACAGCTTTGCAGCAAGTAGAACCTTATATTGGTCGTTTCTATTCTAGCGCATGGATTCGCAAGAATCTATTGATGCAAACTGACGAAGAAATTGAAATTATGGATAAAGAAATGGCTGAAGACAGGGTTGAAAAGATGCAATTGGCAGACGAGCAAGGTAGGTTGGCTGCAGTAACTCAAGTTGCACAACAACAGCATTTAATGGATAATGGTTTGGGCGGAAACGAAGAATCGCCGAACCAACAATAAAGGAGATATAGTATGAGTAATTCAGTTAGAGATTTAGTTGCAGCAATTGCCATGGGCAATGCAGTAGATACAGAACAAGCATTTAATGCTACTATGGCTGAAAAGATTTCAGCGAAATTAGATGATATGCGTGTTTCTGTAGCACAAAGTATGTTTAAGTCACAACAAGAAGAACCAGCAGTTGAGCAAGAAACCGAAGCTCCAGCTGAGACTGAAGAATAAATGTACTATAAACAGTTTACAAAATCTATCTCTGGTGCGGATACTACTATTCGCTCTTATGGTCATTTAATACAAAGTATTGATGGCACTATTTTTGTAGACAAAGAACAAACAGATTTTGCAAGTTTAGAAGAAGCAAGAAAATACATTAAAAATAAACACTGCTCAGAAGCGATAGAAGACGAGATTATAGAAAAACAATACGAAGAGATTTCAGAAAATCGTATCGCCAATATTATTAAAGAACATCACGATATTAAAGTTACTGATACATTAATAGAATCATACCTCGAACTTGCTTCTTCAAAAATTTTTACAGTAGATCCTGTTGTTCAAGAAATTAGAAAACTCAATAAGTTAGATTCCCTTATTGAGAATAAAGTTCACTATGAATTAAAAGATGGTAGTATTGTTGCCATTGATGAACAAACCCAAGAACAACTAAATAATTTATTGGCAAATCATAAAGACGTTGTTGAGTATATGCGTGAAAGTAAAGACAACTTCTTTAACGTAGTTAATAAGATTAAGGAATAAAAGATATGGCAATGACATTTACAACTGTCAAAAATACTAATCAGGAGACTGTAATCCATTTTGCATCTTCTGCAGCAGAGACTGGTACTATAACTCTTGCAAACCTAACTGCTAATGCGCAAGCAAGAAATGCTGATGCACCTAAGGTTGATATTGTTAAGTTTTTGTGCACTGGCGAACTAGGTTCCAAAATTATAGTTTCTCGCAACGGTAAAATTGTTATAGTGACTTCCCCAGAAAACGATATGAATGTTGAATTTAATTCATTAGGTATTCCAGTGAATAACGATAACACATCTGATATTGCTATTATCAACAGCGTGGCGAAAGACGTAACTGGTTGGATCGTTCTACGTAAAGTTGCTGGTTGGTCTACTGAAGTTGAAACTGCAACATTTGGTTCTTATGACAACCCAACAGTAGTAGGGAGCTAACAATGAAACTCATTAGAGAAGTTACAGAATCAGTTAAACTTCTTACCGAAGACAAACTCGGTAAGGGTAAACAATATTACATTGAAGGTGTTTTCCTTCAATCAGAATTAGTAAACCGTAATGGACGCAGTTATCCAGAAGCAGTTATGGATAAAGAAGTTGCAAGATATATGCAACAGTGCGTTAAAGAAAATCGTGCCTATGGTGAACTTGGTCATCCAGATTCTCCATCAATCAACTTAGATCGTGTATCACATTTGATCGTTGATTTGAAAAAAGAAGGTACTAACTATATCGGTAAAGCGAAGATTTTAGATACACCAATGGGTCAAATCGCCAAAGGTCTTTTAGATGGTGGTGCAAACTTAGGGGTATCTTCAAGAGCACTTGGTTCTCTACAAATGAACAAAGAGGGTGTTCAAGTGGTTCAGGATGACTTTATGCTGTCTACTGCAGCAGACATCGTTGCTGACCCATCCGCTCCAGATGCTTTCGTCCGTGGTATTATGGAAAGCAGAGAGTGGGTATTCGTTGATGGAAAGTTTGTGGAAAAGCAGATTGATGAAGTTAAATCTTTTATTAGAAAAACTTCGTCCCGTAATCTAGAGGAAGCCAAGCTACGTGCTTTCCAAGATTTTCTGACTAAAATCAGATAAATAATAAATAATTACATAGAACTATCCAGTTAGGAGAAAACGATGTCAATCGAACAAAAAATCGCTGAAATTCTTGCTGAGTCAAAAGCTGCTGCTCTCGAGCAACAAGTTGCTGATAATCAAGAAACTGTAGTAGAAGAGGAAGTTGAAGCTGTTGCTGAAGAAGCAGTTAAGCCAACTACTCCTCCTGCCAATCCAGACAACGCTAGAAATAACGTTGATAAAGAGAAAGCAGCTGAGGGTGGTACTTCAAAGACAAAGAACAAAGTAAACCAAGATGAAGAAGCAGCTGAAGCCAGCCATCTTCCAATCAAAGGTGTAAAAGAAGATATTGATGCACTTATGAATGGTGAAGAACTCTCTGAAGAGTTCCGTACTAAAGCTACTACCATTTATGAAGCAGCAGTTACTACTCGTGTAAAAGCAGAAGTAGCTCGCATCGAAGAAGAATACGCTACTAAACTCGAAGAAGAAGTAGCAGAAATTGCAGAGGGTCTTGTTGAAAAGGTTGATGGATATCTCGACTACGTTGTCGAGCAGTGGATTGCACAGAATGAAATAGCCCTTGAGCATGGTATGAAGTCCGAAATCCTTGAAGGATTTGTTGCTGGACTAAAAGGTCTTTTCGAAGAACACTATATCGATATTCCAGAAGAGAAGTTCGATGTATTAGGTTCAATGGAAAGTAAAGTTGAAGAACTCGAAGCAAAACTAAACGAGCAAGTTGCGACTAACGTTGAATTGAATAAAACAATCGGCGAACTAAAGCGTAATGAAATCGTTGAAACTGCATGCGAAGGTTTAACTGATACTGAAGTAGAAAAACTAAAAGGTTTAGCAGAAGAACTTTCTTATGAAGATTCTGACACTTTTAAAACAAAAGTACAGACTATTCGTGAGAATTATTTCACTACCAAGCAACAAGCGGAAGTAACATCCGTGGTAACTGATGAGCCAGTGGAAACTTTGACTGAGGAAAAGAAAATTGATCCTACAATGGCAAAGTATCTATCCGCACTCAACTATCGCAAGTAATCATTTCAAAAAAGGAAAATAAAATGAATCGTCAAGATTTACTAAAAAAATGGGCACCGATTCTAGAATCTGAATCTGCTCCAAAAATCGCTGACAACTATCGTAAAGAAGTTACAGCAGTTCTATTAGAGAACCAAGAGCGTGAGATGGCTAAGCAATCTGAAGCTCTTTTCGAAGCAGTTCCAGCTAACGCTGGTGGTACTGGTGTTGCTCTAGGTGGCGCAGGTACTAATGCTAACATGGCAGGCTACGATCCAGTATTGATCGCTTTAGTTCGTCGTGCAGCTCCACAATTAATCGCTTATGATATCGCTGGTGTTCAGCCAATGACTCAGCCAACTGGTTTGATCTTCGCAATGAAGAGCAAGTATACTAGCCAAGCTGGCGCAGAAGCATTGTTCAACGAAGCCGATACTGACTTCTCTGGTACAGGTACTCACGCTGGTTCTAACCCAGTTGATGGTACTTATACTACTGGTACTGGTATCACTACTGCTAACGCAGAAGATCTAGGTGGCGCAACTGCTTTCAATCAAATGGCTTTCTCAATCGAGAAGACAACTGTAACTGCACAAACTCGTGCTTTGAAAGCAGAATACACTGTTGAACTTGCACAAGACTTGAAAGCAGTTCATGGTCTTGATGCTGAAGGCGAATTGAGCA